GAATCCCTCCCTCTCCGCCAATTATCTTAAGAAATACAGTCGGTTGTATTTCAGTGGTTGGCATTTTCCCCTGTCATTTGTGGTCTGTTTTCGTCCGTAATGACAGCGTATTTGCCAGCTTTTTCTCTCTCTTTCCCCAAGCGTACACGGCTTTGTCTCCTGCGTTCGGGGTGTCGCTCGCGATCCAGCGGGCGTAGGTCCTCATCGTGAAAGCCCAATCCTTGTGCCCCAGTTGGGTCGCGACCCATTGCGGCGCTTCGCCGGCCATGAGCATCATGGATGCGTAGGTGTGCCGAAGCTGGTACGGGTAGCGATAGCGCACGCCGGCGCGGCGCAGAATCCGTTTCCAGGCTCCTTGGCGGAAGGTCAGGTCTCCCGGCCAGCGCTGGTCCGTCCGTGGGTTGTGGAAGACGGCAGCGCCGAACAGTTCTGTATGTGGCCGCTGGGCCAGCAAGGCTGCTAGGGCTGGCTCCAAGAGCTTGACGTCGCGTCTCCCGGCCGCTGTCTTGGGGATTTCCGCTTCTTTCGCGTCCTGCGTCAGGGCCTTCGTGACTCGCACGACGCCGTTCCTCAAATCCACGTCGCTCCAGTCGAGAGCACATAGCTCGGACGATCTAAGTCCGGTCCAGAGGGCGAATTGGATGAAGTTGCGCTCCTGGCCGTCGGCGGCCGCGAGGATGGCCGCGCGTTCCTCGGCGTTGAAGGGATCGATTTCATCCGTGGCGGGGGTTGTCGTCGTGCGGCGGATCGTGCGATCGGCCAGTGGGTTGGCGTCCATGATGTCGTCGTCAACGGCATCCTTCAAGGCGCTACGCAGCACGGACAGCAGGTTGCGGGCGGTCTTCTGGCCGACGTCCTGGCTCTCGATCCATTCCCGTACGTTTCTCCATCGCAGATCGGACAGGCGTTGGCCGCCAAGGGCCTGGTTGATGCGCCTGACGATCCGGCGATGGGTGGCGTAAGTGCTGGATTTCAGGCCTGGTCTCACGCGCTCGAGCCAGCGGTCAAGATAGTGTTCGAGGGTGATGATCTGATCGGGTGCGCAAAATTTCGAGGCTCGCGGAGAGTCTGGGAAGGTCACGGCGTAGTCGAAGGTGCCATTTTCGATGGCCAAGAGGATGGCTGCGCGGTGGCGTTCCGCGCGCTTCAGGTTAGCGGGGGTGGGCTTGAGCTTGATGCGTTCGCGGCAGCGCTCGCCGCGATAGGGGAAGGTGATTTCGATCGAGGACTCGCTGGCGGGGCGGACCCCCGTGCCGTTTCTACCCATAGATTGTATCCGTCGACGCTGATTAAGATGCGACCATCGGGGGCGCGCGTCCAGACCTCCCCTTCTGGCCAGGTGCCATCGGCGATCTTGGCACGGATTGCACCTTCCGAGTAGCCGGTTTCGATGGCGGCTTTTTTCAGTCGTACCCAGCGGAACATCAGGCGTCGATCTCGATGTGTGCGGTCATCACGTGTGTCTCTTTGACCGGTCAGCCTATTTCAATAATGACGGAATGCAGCCTATTGCACTGTTATACCGCCATGTCCTTTGCGGTTCGTATCTCCCGACAACGCGCATCAAATTTCGCGTCTCTCTGAGCCTTCGTGCTTAACCGTCGCCCATATTTGAGGAGCCATTTCGCTCTTATGCCGGTGTATCTCCCCTTTGGCAGCCTATCCCATTCGATATATGGAAGACGAACGTCTGGACCATCTTTACTTGACATCCATACCCTGTAGATCCGACCAATCTCTTTCGTCTTCTTGCGTTTTCCGGGCAGCCGTAACTCCCAGATGTCACCGACCCTAGGTATAACAATCGACTCAACTGGAGCCGCATTCAAAGGTCGTAGCTCATTCATACGTTACTCCGTGCGGCCCGGTTATCCGGGCGTTAGCGAGCAGAAGAGTGGTACCAACCGAGATAGTGCCCAAGCCGGATCAATCTGCGCTTATCGTCGTCCATCGGGCTGCAAGCAAAATCCCATGCGTTCCATCTGCCTAGCCATAATCGTGCCTCGTCGCTTAGCAGTGGCAGCCTGTCGCGCTGCAGCTTATCCCACTGGTCATAGGGGAGCTGCACTTCATCTAAGGTGAAATCGCTAACAAGCGGCTCAAAACCGAGCCGCGTTTCACCGTCGTTGCTCATTCTGTTACCTCGGTGTGCGCGGCCGGTTTAGCCTGGGCGTTAGGCATCTAAGTATCTGGTGTAATTTCACAGCGCAGCTCTCCTGTGCCGATGTCCGTCAGCATCTGCACTCGTACCCCGGCGAATTTATTTCCTCCAAAAAATATGTACCCATCCCAATCAGGAAAGTCACGCAGGAGTTCGTCAAAAACTAAGCGCATGGCATCTGCTGAACAGATCCCTGATGCGTCAACTTGTACTCTAAGCGTCCGCCCTAGCCGCGATTCGCTGTCGTCGCTCATTCCGTTACCTCTGATCGCGCGTCCGGTTTAGCCGTTGAAATTCACAGGCTCACCGTTTAGCCGCGAAATGCTGGTAGCGGCGTACTCTCCTTCACCGGAGACAGAAATGATCTCGTTTCCTTCCCAGTGGTCGAAGATGATCCAGCGCTTTGTTCCAGGGCATTTCGTAACCGTGATTCGGTCGCCCTTCTTCAGCACCTTCTTTGCGGTGGACGTTGCTTTAACATGCCGCTCTCTTATTGCCTGCATTTCGTACACTGACATGCCTCCGGGCAGAACGAAACGCCAGCAAACTGCAGTGTGAACGTATGGCTGTATGTTTCCGCTGCCAGCTCATTCGCCTTCGAAGTCGCGTCGACGAGGTTATTAGCGTGGACGGCAACCCCTTCAGCCATTTTCACGCCATTCTGGTATCTATCGAAAGAAAAGAGTTTCATCTTTAGGCGCCGGTGTTATGTGTTGCACATCTCGCACGGAATCCCGCGCTTAGCCTCGCTCGGCGTGAAATTATTAACCAGCCAGTCGCTGTCCCATCCGCATCTGTCACACTCGAATCTGATTGCTTCTGCCCCTGCGTCGGCAACGTGTGCCATTACGCGGGGAGCTTTGCGCTTAGGCTTCTGGTGTTCTGTTCCTGCGAAAATGTCGCCGCTTCTCATAACAGGGCTCCTCAGTCATCAGTGACTGATTGTTGTCCAGCAATGGGGAACCTAGATCTGCCGCTTGTAGGTCATAGGGGAGCCGAGTGCTATCCAGGCTTTCGTTATTCATCAAGCAGCCTCTCCAGCTTCCATGAATTGGCGCTCATGGCGGAAGTTGGTTTCAATGATCGCTCTCGCTAGAGGTGGGCACACGCTATTGCCAATGAGCCGCACTTGATGAGTCTTGGGTATTCGGCGCCCGTTGACGCTGACGAATTGGTAGTCATCCGGGAACCCTTGCGCGGCGGCGAGTTCATGTGGCTGAAGCATCCGCATTCCGATGTCGGCGATCGCGTAAGTCGAGCCGTCGATCAGGACGGTCACGAGGCCAAATCGATCGCGGGTCGAGATGGTGTGGATTGGTTCGTCCAGCGATTGGCCGGTTCCCTGGCCGTAATACTTGGCCAGGAATGCAGAGACGAGGGCAATGTGAGTACCGCCGGCACAGACGGTCGGCATTGGTTCTCGCGGGTCTCGCCCGCCGCGCTCGACGCCCTTGAGGTTGACCAGGGTGACCGCCGTCAGGGCGTTGTGGTCTGTTGCGGTGACGGTCGGCAGCGGATTGCGCAGGTCGGCGCCGATGACTCCCGTGAAGTGCTTGTTCAGGAAGGCGGCGACGAGGGCATGTTTGACTCCGCCGGCAACGACGGTTCCGAGTAGTCGGTTTGGGTCGAGGGTGCGTGGAGCCTGCCCGGGCCGCTCGCCGTACCCGACCTGAATCAAGGTGGCGGCGATCTGACCGCTCGGTGTTTCGACCAGGAAAGGATCAGTCGCCTCGAGCACGAACCGGCCGACGCCGCGCGCGATGCGGCGCAGTGTCGCATCGGCCAGCGGGCGTGGGCGGTCGAAGATCGAAGGACAGGGGATCGACCAGTCGATACATTCCGCGGCCGTGCGCCACGGCGCGAGCCGTCCGCGCCGAACTTCTCGCGCCGCCGGGTCGCCATGGGTCGGCTTCGGCCATTGGATCTGGAGGCCATCACGCCGCGCGATGAGGAACAGGCGTCGGCGGATGGTTGGGGCCCCATAGTCACAGGCGCGCAGTGATCGCCAGTCGATGCGGTAGCCGTGGCGCGTGAGCGCACGGACGAATGAGCGGAATGTCTGCCCCTTCCGCTCCGGGTCGGGCAGAGTGCGGCCGAGGCCATCCTTCATCAGTGGGCCCCAGTCCTCGAATTCTTCGACGTTCTCGAGCACGATGATGCGCGGCTTGACCGTGGCGGCCCATCTGGCGGCGACCCAAGCGAGTCCGCGAACGCTCTTGGAGACGGGGCGCCCGCCCTTGGCCCTGCTGTGATGGCGGCAGTCTGGGCTGAACCAGCAGAGGCCAACGGGTTGGCCGCGCACGGCGCTACTCGGGTCGATGTCCCAGACGTCGGCAAGGGCGTGCTCGGTTTCGGGGTGATTGGCGGTGTGGACGGAGATGGCGAGCGCATCGTGATTGATGGCCAGATCGACCGGGCGTCCAAGGGCCTGCTCGATCCCGCAACTGGCTCCGCCCGCGCCGGCGAAATTGTCGACGACGAGTTCGTGACCGAATTGGAGGCAGCGCTGCATTTAGCTGTCCTTGCTCGCATAGTGCCCAGGAACCATCCGGTGCAACTCATACATCAGCACAGCGGCATGGAAAGCAGTTCCGCTTTTCTCGTCATTTTGAAGAGCTATCGAGCGCAACCATTCGAAGGCGGCCTTCTTCTGAGCGGTTGATGCTGTGGCGGCTGGATCTGCGTCTAATCCGGCCAGCAAATCCTGTGCGTGTTCGAGCAGTTCACGGGCTTGACTGTGCAGCGAAGACTCCTTGGGCATCAGTTCGCCATCGGTGGCTTGGGAGGTGCAGCCCCAGGGAATCAAATGCTCTTCCGGCACCTCCGCCTCGGCTCCGTTTCCGTCACGAACGAGGTAGTACACCTCCTCCTCATAGGGGCCACCCAGGAAGGCAGATAGCACTCCGCACTCATGACTCTCAAGGCCATGCGGATATTCCGGGAGCGTCTGGACGTTCTGGCCGAGGTGAAATCGCTGATAGATCGGTCTGTCTTTATCGCCAATCACTTATCAAACCTCTTTGTATTGCGTCGAGCCGAAGACGATCCAGCACCGACAGGCCGTCGGATCGCCCTTCACGTTCGGTGAGCTCAACATCGTCCGTCGGCTCTGCTTGCTCAGGCCGTTCCACCACGCAATGGCGGCGCGTTCTTCGGCTGGGGGAATTCGTGCTCGGGAGGCCATGGTGTCATGCGTCGACATGAGCCGCGTCTCCTTCGCCTCGCAGATCGAGCCGACTGATGGCCAGCTCAATCGCGCGGCCTGGGTCGATGTGCAGTTCGACGGGGCGGCCGGTGCGGATGTCCGAGACGACCCAGGGCGACCATTCGGCCGGGCGCCAATTGGCGGGCCACTGGTGCAGGCACAGGCCGAGGTCTGGATCGCAGATGGGATAGGCGTCGACGGTGCCGATCTCACTCCAGCCGGTCATGGTGAGCGAGACGACGGGGCGGCGCTCGAACGCATCGGGCCAATCGCCGGATGCCTCTGGAGGGTCGAGCCTGTCGGTCATGATGCTGTGGCCTCCTGGCGGTTGAGGTAGCCGATGAGGTCGAGCATCCACAAAATCGACACGGTGTTGGGGACGATGGTCCCGCCCTCCTGGAGCGTCTGCAGGTGCTGCTCGGCGCAGGCGCGCAGGTGGGCGGGTTCAGTCATGGGCGTGCAGTGCCGGATCTGCTCGAACGCGTCGCCTTCACGGGGCAGGTCCAGGCATGCCTCGGAGTCGAGCGGATCCTCGCCGGCGAGGAGGTGCCGCAGTGCTTCGGATTGGCTGATCGTTTCAGGCATGACGGTTGCCTCGCGGGTGAGTTGGTGGACGCGCGGCGTGCCTAGCGCCGCGCGCTGTCGGTTCAGCGTGGCTGGGTGGTTTTGCCAGAGATCCAGGAGCCGATATGGATGCCAGCGGCGATGCCGTCGGACAGGTGCTGATGGGCGCCGAGCAGCAGGTCCTTGAACTCGTCCGCCCACGCCTGCTTGAGTTCTTCCTGGGCCAAGATGCGCGGTTTGATGACGGGCGGGTCCTTGGGGAGGTAAACGAGCCGCACGCCGATGGTGCATTCCTGCAGGCCGTGGAAGGGGGCGCAGCGCATCTTCATCATGGCCGGCGGTTTGCTGGTGACAACGGCCTGCTCGAGCAGTGAGCGGCGGCGGCCGTGATCGGTCTCCTCATGCTCGGAGACGCGGCCGATCTCGACCTTCAACTTACGCAGGGCGGCGACCGCTTGGGGGATGTCGATCTCCTTCCAGGTGTCGGCGGAGCTGGAGAAGGACAGGACGTCGGCCCAGTCAAGGATGAATTCGATCAGGGCGTCCTGCTCGAAGTGGCGCTCGTGGATCTGTTGGAGCGCGGCATAGGGTGCGGTCGCCTTCAGTTGCAGAGTGGCCTGATGGTCGCCCCACTCGGGGGCCTCGAGAATGCCGTGGTCCATGCGGGCGACGGCGAAGAATGCCTCGGGGTCGAGGAAGATGCGGGTCGAGCCGCTGTTCCACTCGCGGCAGTATTCGATGAAGTCGGCGATCGAGGTGGTTTTGTAGGTACCACGGTAGCGAACCGGCTCGCGGGCGAAGGGCTCCAGGCTCTGGAGGCTGTACCCAGCGGGGACGACGATGGTGCGATGGTCGGCGTCGGCGATCTGGGTGCCCTTGAGCGCGAGGGCGATAATCTGTTCGAGTGCTGCAGCTTCCATGGTTATGCCTTCTCGTTGTTGAAGTCGAATTTCAGTTGGTTTTCGGGGAGGACGGACATGTGTCCGTTGCGGTGGACATAGACGAGTGTGGAAGCGTGGCTCTCCTCGGAAATCTTTCCGGTTTCGGTTGGGAACGTGTATGCGGTGGTCGATTCGATTAACAGCTGACCAGAGCCTTTGGTGTCGTCGAGGACCAGCTCGATCCGGACTTTGGCCTTCGTCTTGGTGTCCAGGTCGCGCTTAGCCTTGGCGGCGTTGACTAAGGCGCGGCTGGCCTGAGCGGCGACGGTTCCACCGTCCAGTTCGGCGACAGTGCGCCAGAAGTCAGGGATGGTTTCTTCGGTCATGTGCGGGGCCCTCCTGGGGCGGTTGTGAATCAGTCGTCGTTTTCCAGAAGGTGGCTTATCTGGACGGTTTCCGGGGCTTCGATCACGAGCGCCGGGCTGTAGGCAAAGCGCCCATCCTGCGGCTCGATGCGCATGGGCCAGTCCGGGAACGGAAGGTCCTCTGTGTCCGGGTCCCAGTTGGCGACGCCGATCATCCAGCCCCCGCTGTTGCCAGGGGCGTACTGGCCGGTAACGACAACCCCGACAGGCGTGCCTGGCTCATGCACCAAAAACTCGATCGGCTCTCCACTGGCGCAGTTGTCGTAGTCCTGGTTGAAATGCGCGACCTCACCGAAGGTGTCGTCGCTGGATCCCTCGAAACGAAGTGTTGGTATGATTGGCCCTCCTGGGGCTGTGGTTCAGGGGCGATAGACTCCGTCGCCGGAGTTCAATGCTTCGTCCAGCGGGTCTGGGTAGATCCTCGGCGGTTGTGCGTTCAGCCGACGTTCGTAGAGCGCCTGGATGGCGTTCGCTGCGGCCATAAATTCGGGTGCCGTGTTTCGGCCGAGCAGCTGGTCACTCACGACGCAGCCGCGCATCCATCCGCTCAATTGCGCGACGAATGCCCCTGCTGCGGCGCGAGGATCCGAGGTTTTCGCTGCGGTCTCGGCGGCATCACGCACGGCTTCGGCGAGAGGGTTCATGCCTGCACCATCTCGGCCGATCCGCCGACAGGCTCGATCACGACGGACTCGCCTTCAGCCATCCAATAGATTTCGAGCCTCCGCTTTGCCCGCGCGGCGCATTTTTCCGAAAAGATTCCAGCGTGTTCGGCGCTGTTCCCGCAGTTGATCGGGATGCCGATGCCGTCGAATCGCTCCAGGTAATCGCGCTCTCCGTGAGGGCCAATCATCACGATTCGATAGTCAGTCTTGGTTGGCGAGGTGCGCGTGTTCATGCCTGCACCCATCCCATCCCGAGCCAGAACCCGAGACCGACCAGCCCCAGAACGGCGATCGAGCGGAGGAAGATCGCGGCGAAGAACTCGGTCGATTCGAGTTTGGGTTCAGTCCGATAGGGGGATGGCCTGGTGTCCGATCGCCGGAGGGACTGTTGATAGTTGAAGTCGCTTTCGGGTTTGGCGGTGGTCGGCATGGTACTGGGCTTAGTAGATGGTTGCGTTAAACGCAATTTAGCCCACAAAAAAAATTGCGTCAAGCGCAATTTGATCTATGAGAAAATCCCCGTCTTGGCGGGTCGATCTCAAATAGGGGCGGGCAACCTGGCCGCCCGACTGCTAGGATTCGCGTCAGGATTAGCTAGATGGACAAGCGGACATGAAGCGGATTGCGATGGTCGCGATCGGGTTGCTGGTGACAGTGGGGGCGCAGTCGGCCGGGCTTTACAAGTGCATGGATGAGACCGGGGCGGTGACATACTCGCAGACGCAATGTTCGCTCGACGCGGCTCCGATTGATGTCGACGTTCACCGGCCGACCGCCGAAGAAGTGTACGAGCACCAGCGGCGTGTCCAAGACGGGGCAATGTGGGTTAATGAGAGGAGAGCGCGCCGTGCAGCGGCGATCAGTGCACGGGAGCTTGATGCCGCGCGAGACCGTTATCGGCAAAAATCCCAGGAGGTCATCCAGGATCTCGGCGCCCCGAGCACGATTTACCGGAGCGGCGGGTATGAAAGGCGGACGTACCGGAGCGGCGACAAGATCAAAAGCGTGACGACCCAGGAGGGGGAGATTACGGACACATCCATTTACAGGTGGAGGCGGTAGGCCCTTGGCGCCTTACTGGATGGTCTGCCCACCCACGCGCCTTGGCGCATTTCTCCGCATCGGCGACAGACCCAAATCTTGTGGCCTTCAAGGCTGATCCTGACGAAACGCCATTGGTGGTATCCGAAGAAACACAGAAGGTGGCGCAATGCCATTACGCAAAAGCCGCCTGCAAAGGCGGCAGTGACGGACGGCGAGTCAGCTTCGCTTCCGCTTTTTTGTGTTTGTCTCGTCATTGGTGGCGGATCCGAGGGGGACGGCGGAATGCCTCTGTTCTTTAGCCACATCAGCAAGCAATCGGAAGGTCGCATCAAGCTGGTCATCAGGCAGCCCTTCGGCCATCTGCGTAGCCAGTCGTCGTAGTGCGGCCCGTCTAGAGTCCTCCTTTGGTTCTTCCTGTGCCCCAGCTTCGCCGATCCTGAATATCTCCGACGTCTGGACTCCAAAGAACTGTGCCAGCGCTTCGACTTTATCGACTCGAGGCCACTGCTCTCCCTTGATAATGCGCGAAAGGCTCCCCGGGTCTATGTCGACCGCGCATGCTAAATCGACCTGGGAGATGTCCGCCTTCCTGCGCAGGATGTCGATCCCTCTCCCAAATACCTGTTTTGGATTCATAGCAACAGTTTGCGCCTTACGCAAAACAACGCGGTAGGCAATAAACGCAATTTCGTCTTGACCTATAATTGCGTTTAACGCAATATCTGGGGCAAGATGAAAATCCTGAAACATGCTCGTACTTCGCGTCGCTTGACTCTTGAGCAGGCGGCTCAGCTTGTTGAAACAAGCCCAGGGAACCTGTCGCGCATTGAGCGATGCCTGCAAGAGCCGAGCTTGGCTTTGGCTCGTCGACTGCGCGACTTCTACGGCGTGTCTTTGGACGAGATCTTTAGCCAGGAGGAAGCTTCATCCTCCAACTCCACCGAAGAGGCCGCCTGATGCCCGACTTCGCCATCGTTCTTCTGTTCCTCACCTTCTTCGTAGGCGGATTCGGGGTCGGCGTCTTGGTGTCCGTTCCCGTGGAGCACAGTCGATGAACCGTCGCACCCTGTTTCGCGCTGCCGCCGCCCTGGCGGCTGCGCCATTCCTTCCAGTACAGCCGTCTGCCGCGACTCCGCGCCTAAAGACGGTCCATCTCGACCTTGATCTGAGCCCAGATCACCTCGTTCATGCGCTTGACGAGCGCATGGCGCAGCGGTTCCTTGATGCGCTCGGCAGCGGCGATGTCCTCGGGCGTGTCGGGGACTGTGATGTCGAGCGGCTGAGAGAGCGCCTCGTAGATGGGCTGGACGCGCTCGATGATGGCTCTGAGTCCAGCTCTGTCGATGTCGCGCCCCGCTGCCTTGTCGAGGATCTGGCGTTCGAGCCCAAGCAAAGCAGGCGCGAGCGGGACAGGGAATTTGACGACGTTGTCCTTGGTCATGGAGGTCTCCTGTTGTGAACGCATGTGTGTATGGCAACCGCAAGCCTAGCATGGGAGATCTCCCCTTCTTCCGCCGCGCCGGATCGATCGCGCTCGCTGTTCTGGCGTCTCCGGCGATCGTCGGCGCGCTCCTCATCGCGCTGCTGATGATTCTTATTCCCTGGCTGATCGCCGACGGTCTCGGGAGTCCGACATGATCGATCTGTGCTTCCTGCTCGGCGCCCTGGTCGTCGCGGTGCTCACGTTCTCCTGGGTTCCTCTGGCCTGGCTGGTCTCCGAGCTGATCGCGCGGGTGGCCGCATGACATCGCGTGTTGCTCCTCAGTGTTTGATCGGCGCTCCTCATGTTTTGCGGAGCGCTCCCCAGTTTCGCCCGGTGCCAATGACTCAGGAGGTTAGAGGAAGGCGGGTCGAGATCCCCCGAATGCATCCCTTCCATCGGGCGCCGGGCGCCCTGTTTCCTCCGACGGCACGTGACCTTCCCCGGCACTGCGGTGCTGGGCTTTTTATTCCGTCCGTTCGCCAGTTTGGTGAGCGGCATTGCCTTGGTGATTGCGACATGAACGCTTACGAGCCATTTCCGTTTGAAGATCCCGAAGAGGATTTGCACGTCGTCGAGATTAAGGTCCGGCTGCGTCCAGCGGACGCGCGGATGGTGCAGGCGATCTCGGACAAGACGCGTACGAAGCGCGCTGTGGTGTTGCGCCGAATGATCGTTCGGCAGCTGGATCGGTTGGCATACGGGGCCACGGTGGAGGACACCTTGTCTGAGGATGAGGACAGTCTGACCGCGCGGCGGGAGATGAGAAGTCCCGTTTAGGCCCTCCGAATCACTCTCGAGGAGGGATACATGAAAAATCGCAAGTCGCCCGGGAAACGGGCGAGTCCAAGAGGCCCTATTGGGGCCTGTGAGGTTGAGGATGAGATGGCGGCGGAGCTGGATTCGATCGAATTGCAACGATTGCAGGTAGAGGCGGGCAGACGGGGATTGTCGGTGGATGCGCTCGCGGCGCAACTGGTCGAGCGGGATGTGAGCGAACTGGCCTCCAGCGCGGCGCGTGTGCCACGGCGGAGGGAGCATTGAGCGCCTCCGTCCTGCGCGGGGCATTCGGCCATCGCCTGGGCGCGGATCACCCGGCGGCGCAGCACGCGGCGGATGTCGTCGAGCGCGCGCGGGTGCTGCGGGGGCGCGGAACGAGCTATCGGATCATCGGGTATGCCCTGGGCGTCTCCCAGTGGACGGTGCGCGATTGGTGCGAAGGCCGGACACGGGATCGGGGGTGAGGCCGTTGAGATATTCGAGGATGGACAGCGCGAGATCGTTTCGGCTCGGGCTGTGCGTCGAGGTCGCCAGTCTGCCGGGGCAGCCACCCCGGCGGGCTGACTTTCAACTGTGCTGATAGAGGAGCACGAGATGACGAGAGCAAGTATGCCAGCCGTTCTGACGAATGAGCAAATCGCGCGGACGCAGATCGACATCTGTCTGTCCTGTGAGTTGCCGTCCTGCAACGAGAAGCATGAAGACTGCGAGATCCGGCGCTTGCTGAAGGCGTTCATCGTGCATGTCGAGCGCCCTGGGGTGTCGTGGTCTGGTGGCGATACAACCGAGATGGGGATCGCCCGCTTGGACCATGATCTGCGTCTCCAGAACGTCGGCGGGCTGTCCGTGCTGCGCTCGAACGTGCGGGCGTTGATGTCTTTGATCGATCCAGCGCCGTCAGGATTGGCTCGTTCGCTGCCGGCGCGCAGCGTGGCCAAGGGGGCGGTCGATGGGGATGCCTGATTTCGCGGACCCGTTCGATTTTGCGCTGCGGCAGCTCCAGGACTTCGGGATGGAGGTGTCTGCGCTCGATACCTCGGGCCAGCGCCAATACTGTCATGTCGAGGGCGATAAGCGGGGGACCAAGAAGGGCTGGTATGTCGCCTATCTGGTGTCGACCAATGACGGGCGGCAGATCGTGGTCGGCGCCTATGGTTGGTACAAGGAGCCGGACACGTCGCACAAGTTCAGGATCCAGTCCAAGGGTATGAGTGCCCAGGACCGCCTCGAGGTGAAGCGCAAGGCGGCCGCGGCGGCGGCTCAGGCGCAGCAGCTGCGCCAGGAGGCGGCAGAGGATGCGGCCCGTCGTGCGGCCGAGATCTGGCCCAAGCTGCCGGATGCGGGGTCGAGCCCGTATCTGGATCGCAAAGGGGTGCGGGCGTTTGGGGTGCGGTTCTCGCGCGGATCGATCGTGCTGCCGATGCGCACGGCGGATAACCGGCTGGTCGGGCTGCAGTTCATCGACCCGGAGGGTCAGAAGCGATTCCTGACCGGGACGGCGAAGGCCGGGGCCTTTCACATGCTGGGCGACCCGGGAGAGTCTCCCAAGGTCGTCGGTATCGCCGAGGGCTATTCGACGGCGGCGACGGTGCATCTGGCGATGCGGCCGCGCTGGCCGGTGGCGACGGCCTTCGACTGCGGGAATCTGAAGCCGGTGGCGCTGGCTCTGCGGTCGCGCTGGCCGCAGGCGGTGCTGGTGATCCTGGGGGACGATGACCGGGGGCGACCGGGGAATCCTGGCCGCACAGCGGCCGAGGCGGCGGTGAAGGCGGTCGGTGGCCTGGTGATGCTGCCCCCGCTGGGGGAGGCGCCGGGGACTGACTGGAACGATTTGCAGCAGGCGATCGGGGTCGATGGGGTGCGGGATGCGTTGGCGGCGCTGTGGGAGTCGTCGAAGCCGGCGCCGCCTCCGGCCTCGAACGTGGTGTCGATCGGCACGGCGGGTATGGAGTGGCAGGCGCGGCTGCAGCGCAACGATAAGGGCAACCTGAAGGCGTCGGCCTTCAACTTGCGGCTGATTTTGGAGAACGATCCGGCCTGGAAGGGTGTGATCGGTTGGTGTGAGTTTTCGGCGCGGGTGATGAAGCGGGCACTTCCCCCCTTCGCGCACGCTTCGCGCGGGGAGTGGGAGGATGCGGACGATGCCGAGCTGCGCTTTTGGATGGGCGAGCATTACGGCATCGAGCCCAAGGGTCAGGATCTGGCGGATCCGATCATGGGGGTGGCGCGGGCTTCCCCCTTCCATCCGGTGCGGGAGTATCTGGGCCGCCTGCAGTGGGATGGGGTGAAGCGGGTGGATTTCTGGCTCGAGTCCTACCTGGGCTGTACCGCCTATGGCGAGGAGGAAGGACCGGTCCAGCCGCGACAGCGTGATCTTCGCTATATCCGCCGTGTCTCGGCGCTGACGCTGATTCAGGGGGTGGCCCGGGTTAGGGCCCCAGGATGCAAGGCCGACTATGTGCTGATCTTGGAGGGGGCGCAGGGGCGGCGCAAGTCGACCTCGTTGAGGGTGCTGTTCGGCGAGGAGTGGTTCAGCGATACCCCGGTGGACATCGGCAGCAAGGATGCGTACGAGTCGATCCGTGGGCTCTGGTGCTTCGAGATGGCCGAGTTGGATTCGCTCAACAAGGCGGATGCGACACGCGCGAAGGCGTTTTTCAGCTCGGCGACGGACCGGTTTCGCATGCCGTACGGGCATCGGGCGCAGCGCCACCCACGTCAGTGCGTGGTGTGCGGCACGACGAACCAGAGCGCCTATCTCAAGGACCAGACGGGGAATCGGCGGTACTGGCCGGTGCAGTGCGGGGAGATCGATATCGAGGCGCTGGCCGAGGTGCGCGACCAGCTGTGGGCGGAGGCCGACCAGCGGTTTCGGTCTGGTGAGCCGTGGTGGCCGCAGGATGAGGACCGGGAGGTGTTCGAGACGGAGCAGGATGCGCGGGTCGATGCCGATGCGTGGGAACCGCTGATTCAGGACTACCTGAACAAGCGGTTAGATGAGTCGCCGCCAGGTGCGCGGCGGGATTTGTTTTTGACCGGCGCCGAGATTATGAAGGGGGCGCTCGACCTGGATCCTGGGGCCATGAGACGCCCGGAGCAGACGCGGGTCGGGTACATCATGCAGGGGCTCGGGTGGCGTGGCACACGGCCTTGGAGGGCTGGTGAGCGCATGCGTGGGTATCAGCCTGGGGCCAAGGCGTTAGAGTTGTTCGAGGAGCGTGTGAAGGCTCGCCGCGCGGAGTTGATGGGGGGCGGCGATGGCCCAGAATTCTGAGTATTCCTGTCAGTCTTGGTCCGACCTTGCGTTTGGTCCAACCTGCTTTTCGAGGTCGGTCCACCACGAGCCCAGTAACCACGGGGCTTGGTCCAACCTACCCGACCTGACCGACCTTTTTCCGCGCACGTATGCGCGCACATGCGCACATGCGTACATACGCGCACGCCCGCGCCCGCGCGCGCACACATGCGTATCCAATATACGTCGGGTAGGTAGGACAGGTTGGACCAAGCCAGTCGGGGCGCGGGTTTGCGGTGGGCCGACCTTGTTTTTGAGGTTGGACTAAGGGGTGAGGTTGGACCAAACCAGGAGCGACGGGGGTGCGGCGATGAAATGGGCGCGGGTGAACAGCTATTTCCAGCGCTCCGATTTGGGGTATGCGGTGAGCGCTTCTCGGGCCGTGGATGGCTGGCGGTACTCGGCTTGGGGCGCGCCTGCCGAGCCTGACCTGAGTTACTGGGACTGGTACGCGGCCCATGCCCAAGAGCACTACCCGCGCGGCGTGGCGGTCATTCGGCGCTCGATGCTGCTGGGCGTGTTCGAGACGGCGGCCGAGGCGCGGGCGGCCTGCGAGCAATCAACGACCCTTCAATTACCAGTCAATGACGCGGCGTGAGGAGCAAGCAATGGCAGGCGTGAACAAGGTCATCCTGATCGGCAACCTCGGAGCGGATCCGGATGTGCGGTACATGCAGAGCGGGGACGCGGTGGCAAGCGTCAACCTGGCGACGAGCGAGACCTGGAAGGACCGCAACAGCGGCGAGCGGCGGGAGCGGACCGAGTGGCACCGCGTCGTCTTCTTCGGAAAGATCGCCGAGATCGTCCAGCAGTACCTGAAGAAGGGCGCGAAGGTCTACGTCGAGGGCAAGCTGCGGACCCGCAAGTGGCAGGGTCAGGACGGCCAGGACCGCTACACGACCGAGGTGGTGGTCGACATGAATGGACGCATGCAAATGCTCAGTGGTCGCCAGGACGGTGCAGGGTCGACCAACGGCACCGCACAGGGCCAGCGCAGCGCTCCGGCTGGCTCGCAGCCTCAGCCGCAGCAGGGGCAGATGGCGATGGGTGAGCCGCTGCCGTTCGATGATGACATTCCGTTCTAAGTTCGCGGGTCCTTCTGGAGCCTACCCGTATGCGGACACGAAGCTCGCGGGTTTTGGCTAGGTACCGGGTTGCTGCGTTGTGGTTTCGTTTAATGGTCAATAAGTTATGAGTGCTGACGAACTGAAGACGGCGGACCTGTTGGAGCGTATCGAGGCGGATTATGGGCTCCGCTTGGATGCGCGCACGGTGCAGTATTGGACGACTCGGCTAGAAGATCCGATGCCGGTGGCCTACAAAGGAAAAAGCGGCCAAGCTAACCGCTACAACTGGGATTCCGCGCGGGAGTGGGTCGAGCGCAACGTCATCAACGCCAAGCCGGATGGCTCGAACGTGATCGACGCAGCCGACTGGCACCAGGCCAGGACGATCTCGGCCCGTACCAAAGCCAAACGCGATCTGCTCGAGCTGGGCGTCCTCGAGGAGAAATATGGCGATCTGGCGGAAGTCGCCCGCACTGCCGAAGACCGCGCTCGGCACGCCGTGCTGCAACTGCGCGCCATCCCCAGCCGCCTAGCGCCACGCTTGGCCTTGCTGTCCGACGAGATCGAATGCGGTCGCCTCCTGGCCGAAGAGATCCGCACGGTCTGTCAGGAGATCGAACGCTCGTCTCGGTTGGCGATAGGGGACGATCTGGAGTCCGCTGACAGTCAGGAGGTGGTCAGCTGATGCTTGGCGCCGTCGCGATCGCACAACTCGAGGCACGCGGCCAGGCTGCGTACTGCAATGGCTGGGCGCGCGGTTGGCATCTTCCGGAACGGTTGTCAGTGTGGGAATGGGCGGATCAGCACCGCATCCTGCCGCAGGAGACAAGCAAAGAACCAGGTCGATGGAGCACCGACCGCAATCCACCGGCTCGCGCGATCATGGAAAGCCTCAGCCCGCACAGCGGCGCCGAGATCGTGACCGTCGTCGCCGGCACTCAGACGGTCAAGACCGAGTCGATGAACAACTTCCTCGGCTACATCATCGACCACGACCCCGCTACCGTCATCGTCTGCCAGCCCACCAAGGAACTCGGCGACGCCTGGAAACTGACCCGCTTCGATCCTCTAGTGGAGACCACCCCAGAACTAGCCGCCAGCATCAACGTTAGCCGGCGCCGCGAATCTTCCAACACCATGAGCCGCGTCAAATTCCCCGGCGGCTGGCTGATCGTCTCCCACGCGGCCGCAGCGACCACGCTCGGCATGTACTCTGCCCGCTACGTTTTGGCCGACGAGGTCGATAGCTATGAAGAACTGAAGGGGGCCGAAGGCGATCCGCTCAAGACCCTGCACCGACGTGCCGACAGCTTCGGCAAGCTGCGCAAGATCTACCACTGTTCAAGCCCCAAGAAGATCATGGGGGCCTCGCTCATATGGCGCGAATATCTGGCCGGAGATCAGCGCGAATGCTACCTGCCCTGTCCTAAGTGCGACGAGATGCAGGTTTTGGTGATCGAGCAGCTCCTTCCCTCCGGCGAGTACCTGTGTGAGCACTGCGGCCACGCCATCCAGCACGCCGACAAGACCGACATGCTGGCTGCGCTCGACTGGCGGGCCAAATACCCCGAGCGCACCTGGCATCACAGCTACCGCCTACCGAGCCTCTACACCCCGGTCGGGCTCGGCCGCACATGGCTCGATCTGTACCGCGAGCACGCCGAATCCCAGAACGACCCAGCCCTGCTCAAAGCCTTCGTCTCGACCTCGCTCGCAATCCCTTATGAGCCTCCCGGCGGGCTCGATCAAGGGGATCTGGCCGCCATGGCCGAGGGCTGGTCCATGCGCGAGCCGCCCAAAGAGTGCTTGCTACTGCTGGCCGCGACCGATTGCCAGGGCGACAGACTCGAAACGCTCATCCTCGGTCTCGGTCGCGGATCGACACCCAAGGCGCCCCAGCTCTACGTTGTCGACTACCACGTCACCGTCGGTAGCCCGATCGATCCAGACACCTGGGTCGCCCTGCATGACTACCTCGACACGCCCATCCACAACCCATACGGCCAAGAACTGCCGATCCGCCTCCATGGCGTCGACTCCGGCAACTGGGCCAACGAGGTCTACATCGCCTGCCACGAGCGCGTGACGCATGGATGGATTCCGACCAAGGGTGCGAGTACCTCCTCGGTCCCCCTGATCAGCGCCCCAAAGTCGCACGAAGTCAACTGGCGTGGACGGCCGGTTAAGTACGGCGGCCACCACCACATGATCAACACCAACATCGCCAAGGACGTGCTGCTCGACCGCCTCGCCATTTCCCCCAGCCAGTCAGCCCGAGAGCGCTGGTGGCATCTGCCCAGCGGTTTGCCCAATAGTTGGTATGAAGGCATGGCCAGTGAGCGGCGCGACCCCGATACGGGTCGTTGGGAGAAGATCAAGCCCAATGCCCGCAACGAGCCCATCGACACCGCCGTCTACTGCTGGGCGCTGGCACACCTGAGCGGCTCTCCACGGATCGGTGGGTCGCGGCTCGTCAAACTCCAGGCCATGCGCGTTCGCGACTGGGAGCGGCTCTCAGAGGAACTGTGCCCGGTGCAGCAGGACCTGTTCGCGGCCCCAGAACTCAAGAGTCAGCAGCAGGGCGCACCAACAGCTCCTAACCTTGATCGCGCGACTAGCCCCGTCCCCGTCCCTGTCCCCCTTCGCAACCGCTACGACATCTTGTAGGAGACCCAATCATGTCCATGAATCAACATGAGTTCCGCGCGGCGGTGAAGCGGCACGGCTACTCGCTCGCCGAGTTCGCCGAGGAATTCGGCGTGGCATACGACACTGCGCGCAAGTGGGGTGGGCATGATCTGTCTGTGCCGCGCTGGGTCACGCGTGTGCTGTCCCTGATGGATCAGCTTGGCCGCGGAACTGTCTCAGGACGCAAACCGGCAGAATCGTCCGAAAAACCGGCAGAATCGTCCGGTACACACTCGATTGATTCCGCCACACTTTCCGCATGGCAGGAATCACCCTCGAAACAGCGGAAGCCAAGCTCCAATTCTGGCTCGATGCCGACGAAAAACTCGGCAAGGGGCAAAGCGTCACCCTCAATGGCGACACCCTGACCCGGATCGACGCCCAAGCCAAGATCGAGTATTGGGACAGCTACTGCAAACGCCTCTCCCACCGCGCCACGGGCTCCAGCATCGGCCGGGTGGTGAGCCGTGGCTAGCCGCCTGGTCGCCTTCCCCGGCATCGACCTCGAGGCGCGCGAGCAGCCCTACAAGAGTGCGAGCCGCGAGCGGGCTGGCGAAAACTGGTTCACCCGCACCAGCGATGCCGACGGCGACACCCTCACCGACCTCCAAGAGCTGCGCCGCCGTTCCCGCGATCTGCAGCGCAACAACCCGCTTGCCGGCGCCGCGCTCAGCGTCAAGGTCACCAGCGTCGTCGGCACTGGGCTCAAGCTCAACGCCGCGATCGATCGCGAACGTCTCAATCTCTCCGATGACGAGGCCGACGCCTGGGAGTCCCAGGCCGAGGCTGAATACCAGCTCTTCAGCCAGTCGCCCAACTGCGACCTACGCCGAACCCTGACCTTCGCCGATCAGCAGGAACTGGCATGGCGCGCCGTGCTCGAGAACGGCGACCACTTCATTCCCTTCGTCACCCTCAAGCGCCCACGCCCCGGCTGGCCCTTTAGCTTCGCCCTACAGCATGTCGAGGCGGATCGCGTCTGCAATCCCAACAACCAGCGCGATACCGAGACCTTGATCGCTGGCGTCGAGAAAGATAGCGACGGCGCGCCACTGCGCTACCACGCCAGCAACATCCACCCCGGCGCGATCAATCGCCACGGCCGTCGCCAGATCTGGACTCCGCTTCCCGCCTTCGGCCAGCGCACCGGTCGGCGTCTGACCCTGCACCTCTATCGCACGCTTCGCGATGGCCAGACCCGAGGGATGCCCGATCTGTCCCCGGTCATGTCCGTGCTTAAACAGCTCGACCGTTACATCGACGCCGAAGTTGACCGGGCGGTCAAATCCGCCCTGTTTCTCGCCTTCATCACCACTGAAGATGGCGAAGGGCTCGCCGGCATGCAGCCAGACGAGCTGGCCAAGGAGCGCGGCGAGTTCTACCGCAGCGAGAAACGCCGGAAGAAACTGGAGCTCGACCACAGCACCACCGTCGACCTCTTTCCCAACGACTCCATCGTCTTCAGTGACCCCAAGGCGCCGAACGCCGCCGCCGAGTCCTTCCTCGGCACCTTCTCCGGGCTCGTCAGCTCCGCCTTGGAGCTGCCGCACGAGCTGGTGCTGCGGCACTTCTCCAGCTCCTACAGTGCCGCTCGCGGTGCCTTGCTGGTCGCCTGGCAATACTTCCTCGGCCGCCGCGCCTGGCTCGCCCGCGAACTGTGCCGCCCGGTCTACGAGGCCGTTCTGATGGATTCGATCAGTGCCGGTCGGCTGCGTGCTCCAGGATTCTTCACCGACCCCTTCGCTCGCCAAGCCTGGCTCGGCTCTGAGTGGATCGGCGATGCCCCGCCACATATCGACGAGAACAAGGCTGTTGACGCTGCGGCCGCGCGCATCGACAACAATCTCTCGACCCATAAGCGCGAGTGCGCCGCCCTCACCGGGCAGGACTACGACCGCGTCGTCCGCCAGCGGCAGAAAGAGCGCCGGCAGGACCCGGAGGCCGCCATCACTCGCAACCAGCAACCGTCGGCCGAAGATCTGGATAAAGCGGACAAGGAAGGGCTGCATGAATAAAGTCTGCGCACTCGATCTCATCATGGCGCAGCCTTGGGCTATCACCCAGGACGGTCTGACCCAGATCCTCGCCATCGCCCAACGACTCAACGACACCCCCGAAGCCGTCGCCGCCAAGCTCGGCCGTCCGCTCGACAATGCCCGCCGCGCAACGGAGCGCGATGGGGTTGCCCATATCCCCGTGGTTGGGCCGATCTTTCGTCGCGCCAATCTCTTCACCGAGATCTCCGGGGCTACCTCCATCGAGGTCCTCGCGACCGATTTACAGATGGCTGTCGAGAACCCGGCGATCAGCCAGATCGTGCTCGAATTCGACTCTCCAGGCGGACAAGCCACCGGCATCGCCGAGATGGCGGACATGGTTCGGTCCAGCCCCAAACCGGTCACGGCCTACGTCGATGGCATGGCGGCGTCAGCCGCTTACTGGATCGCCGCCGCCGCGCATCGGCTCGTGCTGTCGTCCACCGCCCTGGTCGGCTCCATCGGCGTTGTGGCCAGTTACCGACCCGAGACGGACGGTCCGATCAAGGTCATCTCCAGCCAATCCCCATTGAAGCAGGCCGCCCCCGACACCGAAGCCGGTCGGGCGGAAGCCCAACGCATCGTCGACGAGCTGGCCGCCGTCTTCATCCACGACGTTGCGACTTATCGCGGCACCGATCCAGAAACCGTCATGGCCGAGTTCGGCCAGGGCGGCGTGCTGGTCGGCGCCTCAGCGGTCGCGGCGGGCATGGCGGATGCCATCGGCACCTACGAATCCATTTTTGCCGGATCGACCGGCGCTACTCAGAGGACCCTCCGCATGGCAACTCAAGCCACCACGGCACAGGCCCCGGAGATCACCCGCGAATATCTCGCCGCGCATCATCCGGACCTGGTTGAACAGATTGCCCAAAACGGCGTTGACGAAGGTTTCGCCGCCGGCAAGCAAGCCGGCGCCGAGGCCGAACGCGCCCGCGTCTCCGGCATTCTGGCGACGCTCGCCGATCATCCCCATGCCGACGGCATCGCGCATGCGGCCATTGCCCAAGGGCTGACCCTGGAGCAGGCGACGGCCATGATCCAGGCGGTCCCCGCTCCGCTGCTGGTCGAGGTGTCGGGCGACGGCAAGGCGGCGCACGACTTCCGCGCCGATTTCCTGGCCGAGGGTCAACAGCAGGCCGCCAGCGCCGACACAGCCACAGGTGACGCCACCGCCGACGACGGCGCCGATCCCGAGGCCGCCGCCCGTCATGCTTGGGACGCCAATGCCAGTCTGCGGGCCGAGTTCGGCAACAACTTCGAGCGCTACCAGGCGTTTCAGAAAGCCACCGCTTCTGGGCGCGTCAAAGTGCTGCGCAAAGCAACGCCGTCCGCCTAACAGGAGACAATTCCTATGACTACGCTTGCGGCGGACGTGCTCCGCGACTACCAACTCGGCGAACAGGAAGAATATCCCGTCGTCGCCTCCGACATCATCTACCAGGGTGCCGCCGTCGGCGAGGACGCCTCCGGTTACAGCCGCCCACTTCAAGCGGGCGACCCCTTTCAGGGGTTCGCGCAAGATCGTGCCGACAACAGCACCGGAAGTGCCGGCGCCGTCAACGTGCGCGTCAAGCCGCGCGGTCGGATCGTGCTAGACATCTCCGGTGTCGCGATCACCGCCAACGACCGCCCAGCGGTCTACGCCAGCGACGACAACACCTTCACCCTGACCGCCGGCAGTAACAGCCCGATCGGCCATGTCTCCCGCTGGATTTCCAGCGGCGTGGCCCTGGTCGAGTTTGACGCCGTGATTGGCCGCGTCATGGCCGCCGTCGCCCTCAAGGCGGACGCATAAGGAGCCCTTCAAATGAGCAATCTATCCGTTCTCTCCTCGCGCGCGATCATCGGCGAGTATTTCCGTTTACTCGAACAGGGCGCGGCCAGCTGGGCGATCCTGCTCAGCAACTACTTCCAGTCCGACCAGGCAGGCGAAGAGTACAAATGGCTCGGAATGTCGCCCGCCATGCGCGAATGGGTCGGCGGCCGCCTGGCAAAGGGGTTGCGCGACAACGCATACACGATCAAAAACAAGGCGTTCGAGTCCACCCTGGAAATTTCGATCGACGACTTACGTCGCGACAAGACGATGCAGATTTTCATCCGCATTGCCGAGCAGGTTGACCGCGCCAACGCTCACTGGGCGCGTCTGTTGTCTGCGCTCATCATCGCTGCTGAATCCAGCGCCTGCTATGACGGACAAAGCTACTTTGACACCGATCACAGCGAGGGCAGCAGCGGTGTGCAGAGCAACGACCTGAGCATCGACATCTCGGCGCTGCCGGTCCCGGCCACCGCCCATGGCAGCCCGACAGCCCCGTCGCCCGAAGAACTGATGCACTGCATCCTGGAGCTAGCCCAGGCCGTTCTCGGTTTCAAAGACGACCAAGGCGAGCCGATGAACGAGAACGCTCGCGAGTTTTTAATCATGGTCCCGACGCCGTTCTGGAAATCGGCGATTGCCGCCGTCGGTTCGCCCACGCTCGCCCAGGGCGCAACCAACATCATCACCGCCGCCGACGGCTTCAAGTTCAATATCCAAATCAACCCGCGCCTGAACTGGACGACAAAACTTGCGGGTTTCCGCACGGACGGCAACGTCAAGCCGTTCATTCGGCAAGAGGAAGTTCCGGTCGAAGTCTCTGCTATCGCTGAAGGCTCCGAGCTGGAATTCAAGGAGCGCGTGCACCAGTACGGCCTCTATGCCTCCGGCAATGTGGGCTACGGCTACTGGCAACAGGCGGCCCTCGCGACCCTGGTGTGATCGTGAGCAATCGTCTCGCCAATGCCGTGGATCTCGCCGAGGCGCAACAAGAAGCCTTCGGCGTTCCCGCCCTCTACCGCCCCGGCGGCGAGGGTGACGGCGTGCCCGTGACGGCCATCGACGAGCCCGAGGCTGAGAGCGTGGGGCAGGGCGGTCTGATCGAGGTGCGCCACGAGATCCACGTCACCCGCGCTGAGGTTGGGAGCCCAGCGCGTGGCGACACGATCAGCATCGACTCCGACACTTGGGCCGTCCAAAAACATAGCCCGCTCGACGCCTGGTGGGTGCTAGTCGTGCGGCGAGGGGGTGCCTGATGGCCGACACCCCGCAATCCCAAATCATTCTCGACCAGCTTGTGGCCTGGCTTTCCGGAATCCAGATCGCCAACGGCTACCGCACCGATGCCGGGCTCGACGTCGGCACCGAGCAGAATGACGACCTGCTGGACGAAGCGCCGGATCCGCCGCCCCCACCGGCCCTGCTGATCCTCGACGAAGACGCTATCGCGCGCGAGATCCCAGAGAGCTCGAAGCTCCTCTGGACCCAGACCTACACCCTAGAGGGGACCGTCTTCGACGGCGGCGATGGGCGCAAGGTCTGCCGCCGACTGCTGGCCGACATCCATCGCGCCTTGCGTCGGCGCCCAACCGACTGGCCGCCCACCACAGGTGTGGTCGCCCTGCGCGAAAGCGCCCGCTCCATCCCCATGCGTCCGAGCGCCAGCGACTGGCTGACGCCGAGCGTCACCATCGACATCGACTTCGTAGACCGAGAGGACTGAATCATGGCCGGACTGCTCCTGGCACTCAACCCCTACATCGACCGCTTCACCTCGGGCGTCGGCACTGGCTATCTGGACGCGGCCAACATGACGAGCTTGACCCTGACCCAGCCGGATCCGGACACGGTCACCCGCACCAGCTATCTGGCCAGCACCTACGGCCAGGCGCTCGATTCGGCCCAGATCCCCAAGCCGGTCGAGATCGAGTTCACCCTCGACGAGATGCACCCGGACATCCTCAGCATGGGCATGCTGGGCCGCCCGGCTGACTACAGCCAGGCCGCCGGCGCCGATCAGACGATCACCATCGCCGCCCTGCAGGGCAAATGGGTGGCGATCGGCAAGAACAACTTGACCGCCTTCGCCATCACCGGCAAAACCGAGGGAACGGACTACGAGGTCAGCATGGACGGAGGGCTGTTTAAGTCCCTGACCATCGCCGACGGAGAGGTAACCGCGACCGCCAGCTGGTCGGCACGGGCCGGCAAGACCATCGTCGCCGGCACCGACACTCTGCTGCAGATCAGCATGCATGGGTTCGGCGTCAACCGATTCAACGGCGAGCAGGTCGAGTTCGACATCTTCCAGGCCAACGTCTCGCCGAGCGGCGGGCTGTCGCTGATCGGCAACGAGCCGGTCTCGATCACCCTCAAGGGGACGCTGATCACCCCGACCGGCAAGAGCGGTCCCTATCAGATCAAGCTCCATTCAGCTGCGAGCTGATCCGAGATTACCGGATGAGCCTTGCCCTCGACATCCGCATCGGCGCCGACGGCAGCTTAGATCGGCTGCAGCGGCAGACGGCCGCCATGCCGGCGGCTGTCGATCGCGCGCGTCGAGGGGCGATCGCCAAGTTTGCGCCTTGGCTGCGCCGAGAGGTGTTGCGCGAGGCTGCTCAGGCGGCGGGAACGTCCCAGAAGGTACTCAAGGTGCTGCTGCGCTATCAAACGACTCTGCGCGAGGACTCCATCCGTATTTGGATCGGCACCAATGAGATCCAGGCGCACCACCTGGGCACCGTTCGTTGGAGCCGGCGCATGCAGGGCGCGCGGGTCGGGCGGCGGCTGTTCGAAGGGGCATGGTCTTGGGGGAACAGTCGGCGCATGGCCGGTCTGGTCGTTGAGCGTATGGGTGATCAAAGGCTGCCTGTACAGGTCGTCACCGTGCCCATCCATGACGCCATTCTTCGGCGCATTCAGGAGCTTGAGCCAGAGATAGACGCCAGATTCGAGCGAATCTTGCTCCAAGAACTCAACCACGCACTCACCGTGGAGGTAGCCCGCGCATGAGCGCCAAACTCCCCTGTCGACAACTCACGCTCATCCGCGACACCGAAGGCCGTGAGCTCGGCGGTGAGTGCGTGATCGGTCGGAGTTTTCCAGCCGATTGCACTTGTGCCGCCTACGATCCCGTGCCGCCGGACGAAGAGCGCACGCCTTGCGAAATTTGGACCCGCGTCATGGGGTATCACCGGCCGGTTGCCAATTTCAATGCCGGCAAGCGGGCCGAGCATGAAGAGCGGTGCTATTTCAAGGAGTCAGCCCATGGCCATTGACTGGAAAGCAACTGTAGCCGCCGTTGCACCGACGCTCGCCACCGCACTTGGAGGCCCGCTGGCGGGTACTGCAATCAGCATTCTCTCGCAACGAGTCCTCGGCACAGGGGACATTACTGACGCAGACCTCGGCACCGTGATTTCTGGAGCCGATCCGGAAGTTCTCGCGCGCATCAAAGAGGCTGAGATCCAATTTCAGCAGACGCTCGCCTCGCTTGATGTTGATCTGGAACGCATCGCTGCTGACGACCGCGACAGCGCGCGGCGGCGAGAGATTGAAACCGGGGATCACGTCCCGGCGGTCATCGGGTCGCTGGTTCTTCTCGGTTTCTTTGTCGCCTTCGCAGCGTTGCTCTTCTTCCCGCTCCCGGATGGGTCCAAAGAGGCGCTCTATATCCTGCTCGGCGCTCTAGGCGGCATGGCCACGAGCGTTGTTTCTTACTTCTTCGGTTCGAGTGCAGGATCCGCTCAGAAGAACAAATTGCTATCAGCGAAACAACCATGAAGAGGCATCGGTATGAACTTCAGTGACGCACTTACCGCATTGAAAGAGGGGCATCGAGTCTCTCGTTCGGGATGGAACGGGAAGGGTATGTTCGTGTTCTTGGTTCCAGGCTCAACCTTCCATGTGAATCGCCCACCGCTGCTTGGCATCTACCCAGAAGGAACGGAGATCAACTACCACGCGCATATCGATATGCGCACTGCTGACGGCCAGATTGTGCCGTGGCTGGCGTCTCAGACCGACATTCTTGCTGATGACTGGGAGGTGCTGCGCTGATGAAGACGCTCGTCGCCATCGACCTCTCCGCCTTCTTCAACGCCTGGCGCGCTCGCTTCGGGCGTCTCCAACAGGGGCAGGTCGAAGGCATCGAGTTCCTGATCACGCGCATGGCCGGGGATGCTCTCCCGCTCACGCATGCTGCCTACATGCTCGCCACCGCATGGCATGAGACGGCGGCAACTATGCAGCCGATCACCGAATATGGCGGCAGGCGCTACTTCAACAAGTACGACACCGGACGTCTCGCCGCGCGTCTGGGGAACACCCCGGAGGCCGATGGCGACGGCTATCTCTACCGGGGGCGCGGGTACGTCCAGATCACCGGGCACGATAACTACGCGCGCTTTAGCGACCTGCTCGGCATCGATCTGACCGGGACACCAGATCTCGCGCTAGAACCCGCGACCGCCTATCAGATTATGCATTTCGGTATGCGCGACGGGCTCTTCACCGGCCGCAAGCTCGGCGACTACCTCAACAGCGCCCACTCAGACTATTTCCACGCGCGCCGCATCGTCAACGGCCTCGATCGCGCCCGCGAGATTGCCGCCTATGCGCGGTTAGCTGAACAGTCCTTGGAGGCGGGGTATCCGCGCGATGACTGATGACAACATCACACATCGCGTCGCTCGCCTGGAACTATTGGTCGAGCAGCAGGAAGCCGCAAGCCGCGAAGTCGCGCGTGATGTTGCGCGCATTGCGCAGGACATGGCAGTGACCCGTGAGGCAGTCAGAATTTTCGAGGACGCTCTAAGTGACGTCCGCGAAACGCAGCAACGCATCGAGTCCGGCGTGGATGCAGTCGGGCGGGATCTGAACGCGCACGTCAACCGAGAGCAAAGCGAGCGGAATCGCATTTTGTGGGCAGTGATCGTTGCGATTTTGGTGCCGATCGTCGTCGAAATCTATAACAGTATGTTTGCAGGTATTTAGCAAAATGCTTCGCAATCTGCTGCCCATTTCAACGGGGTGAGATCCCCATGGCCGACCAAGCTTTATGATTCTCACCCGCATCGACACCGCCGCCGCCCTCGAACTCCCTGACGACCTCTATTGGGAGGACGAGCACGCGACCTTGGTCCGTCAGTCCGTTGAGCCTGGTTTGACCGGCGCGGCACTCATCCAGGAGGGCACACTTCAATACCGCCCGATGACCCTGCGCGCCTGGTCCGCCGCTGCGAGCTGGATCCCGCGCGCTACCCTCGACGCCCTGTCCGCCTGGGCCAACGTGCCCGGCCTGGTCCTGACCCTGGCGCGTTTGGGCGCGACCTACAGCGTCCGTTTCCGCTACGACACCGACGTCATCGACCCCGATCCGGTCCAGTTTCGCGTCAACGACACCGCCGACTCCGCAGCCGACCCGTCCTATCGGGTAACGCTGCGGCTGTGGATTTTGGGGTAAAGCGATGTCCGAGCTTAAAGTCCAGATCATTCTCGAAGCGCTCGACCTCGCGACCAAAAACATCGAAGGGGTCAACGGCAAGGTTCAGGACCTCAAAAAAGCGCTCACAACCAGCGAGTTCACCAACGCTGCAAGCGGCATGGAGCGCTTCGGCCAAGCGGTCGATGAGTCGACCCAGCCAATGGCAGACGCGGCAAAAACCGCGCTGGGATTAGCCGGTGGGATCACGGCCATCGTCACGGCTCTGGCGGGGCGCTTCCAGCAAGCATCGACGGAAAACGAGGCTGCGATCGCCGACCTTGCGAAGGTTATGGATGGCGGGCGTGAGGCGGCAGAAGGCTATGCCGGTCAGCTCGACGAGGTAGCTATTGCCTACGGCCAAAACGGGCAGAAGCTGCTGACTTCGATGGCAGAATTCAAACAGTCCGGCTATGACGCCCAGGCCGCCTATTCCCTGGTCCAGGATGCCATCAACATGGCCATCTCGGGCCAGATGGAGGCGTCCAGGTCGTCCGAGCTGCTGGTCTCGATTCTCAAAGGGTTCAAGGCCCCGGCGACCGAGGCTGCGCACGTTGTCGACTTGCTTAACGAGGTCAGCAACAATTACGCGACCGATGTCGAGCAGCTGGCCCAGGGCATGGCCGCGCTCTCGCCCATTGCCAACCAGATGGGATTCGACCTCAACGAGACCGCCGGGCTGCTGACACCGGTGATCGAGGTCTTCCGTTCCGGCAACGAGGCCGCAGACGCCCTCAAGACCGGCCTGCAGAAGCTGACCGACGACAGCAAGCCCGTTACCGAGGCGCTCGCTCAGATCGGCGTCTCGCAACGTGACGCCAACGGGGCACTGCGCTCCGGCAAAGACATCTTCCTCGACGTCGCCCGCGCCTTCGAGACCTTGGACGATTCGCAGCGCCAGTACCTCACCGCCCAGCTCGTCGGTATCGACCAAGCCGGGCGCATGTCGACCGTCCTCAGCAACTTGTCCGGGTATCTGGCGGTCACCGAGGCGGCAGCCGGATCGGCGGGGTCGGCGATGCGCGAAGTCGGTGTTCGGCTTGAGACCTCTGAAGTCAAGGCGCTGCGGGCCGAGGAATCCTTCAGGCAGCTATCCGTCACTCTCGGCAACCAGTTTCGCAACGAGATCACCGGGCTCATCTCGGCCACCGGTGAATTGGCCGCCGCTTTCGATAGTGCCACTCAAGGCGGTGGGCTCGAGCCGCTGATCTCGGCTCTTCGCCCGCAGATTACGGCGGTCGAGACGCTCGTTCGCGCGATGGCTGGAAACCTTGAGGAGGCACTGGCCGGTGTCGATTGGACGCCGCTCGTCAACGGACTTCGGTCCGTGTCGACCGAGTTCGGGGAGGCATTCTCCCAGCTCACCGAGGGCGTCGACCTGACCACGGTCGAAGGTCTGCGTACGGTACTTGATGGCGTCGTCGTTATCCTCGGCAAGCTATCCGAGTGGATCGGCGGCGTGATCGATGGGCTAGGGCCGCTGATGGGGGCGCTCAACGCGTTGTTCGGTGTTGTCTCACAGGGGCTGCCTGAAATCTCGCGGTTGGTCGGGCAGGTTCAAGGTCTGGCGCTCAGCGCCAATACCCTGATTCCAATCATCGCCAACGTTGGCTCGACCGTTTTCGATGCCATTGGCACCATTGCCGAGTTCACCTTCAAGATCACCCTGGCGGTCACCGCGCTACGGCTGCTGCAGTCCGCCGGGGTGCCGCTCGGCCCCATGTTCGCCAGCTTGACCACGGCGCTGCGCGCCCTCGGCCCGACAGTTCTGACCGTCGTCGGTCGGCTGACAGGGTTGACTGTCGCGCTCAAGTCGGTCCTGGCGATCGGGACCTTCGTGATTTTCGAGAAGCTCGGGACCTGGTTGCGCGAAGCATCTCAGGCGGCCGAGGACTTCACGCATCCGCTGTATCTCATCAAAGAGGCGCTCGAGGGCGTCGACTGGGTCTTCTCCCAGCTCTCCGAGTCGTATCGCGTACAGCTCGAGGCCGAGAAGAACCTGCAGTCGACTCAAGAACGCACTGCCGAGATCCTCAAGAGGATCAGCGACGAGACCGGCATCGTCGTGACTTCGATGAAGGAGCTGGACCAGGCAGTCAAGGACGGAAAGATCGTCTGGGACGAGACCGCGCAGACCTGGACCACAGCCAAAGAGAAGATCAAAGACTTCTCGGCCGCCAACCGCGACATGATCGAGGCCAGCGACCAGCAACTGGCGATTGCCGAAGCCTTGCGCGAGCAGTTCGCCGCGCTCGGCTTGGTCTATGACTCTACGACCGGGAAAATCGGAGATCAGACTAAAGCGGTCGAACAGTCTGCCGACCAGATCGAAAAGGAGACCGATCGCCGGGTCACTCATCTGCGCCTACTCCAGCTCGAAGCCGAAGCTCGCGGGGATACCGCGACTGCCGCGCGGATTGCTGCGCAGATCAACGACGAGTCGATCGCCGGCCTGGAACGCCTCCTCGGCGTCAAGGAAGCCGAGCTGGCCGCCCTGCGCCAAACTGCTCAGGCCAAACTCGACGAGGCCGATGCCGATGCCATCCGCACCGCCGCCGAGCTGTCTGGAATCGATGCTACTAGCGAAGCGGTCGCCAAGAAGGAGCAGGAGATCATTAAGATCCGCGAGGCGATCGCGGAAAAGCAGAAAGAGCTCAGCCTGAGCGCTCAGGTCGTTCAGCATCAAGAACAAATTGTCGATGTCAATCAGCGTGTCTCTGACTCTGCCGATGCAGGCGCCGACTCGAACGAGAAACTCGCCGACTCCATGGAGTCCGTCGGCGACGCTGCGGACGTCATGCGCAAGATGGTCGACGATGCCCTTGCCTCACTTGCCCAGTATTCCAAAGGCGCAGCAGCGGCTGTCGACGAGATTGTCCACTCGGCCGATAACTGGATTAACAAAGTCGGTCAGATCCGCCAGCTAGAGCCGTCCGACTTCATTTCGACCGATGGCCTCGACGCTGCCAAGCAGGAACTGGCCGATCTGACCGCTGCCGCCGACGCCGCTCAAGCCAGCGCCGACGCCATGCGGAAATCGATGACGAAGGCGTTCGACTGGTGGGGGCCTTTCTATGATGGCCTTTCAGCAATCAAAGAGCTGGAAGCCGGTCTTCTGCGCGCTGAAGCAGCCGCCAAGCGCCTCGAAATCGCCGCCGCAGAATTGGACGGCAAACTCTCCGATCTCGCCGACGCATTCGATGCCGGCGATGTCGGTCTCACTGATTACCTCGCAACGCTGGAGCAACTGCGCCGGCAGTATTCCCGCCTCTCGGACGACGATCTCGATGCGCTCGAAGACAAGATCCGCGATGTCAAGGACGCGTTGAAAGACCAGGCCGATACCGCCGTCGACGGTCTCAACTCCTGGCGCGTCAAGCTCGCCGGCATCTATGACCAAGAGATCCAGATCCAGCAGCTCAACTGGCAGCAGGATCGGCTTGAAGCCGAACTCGCGCTGCAGGAAGCACGGCGCAACGGCAACGCCGCGGAGATCGCAGCGCTGCAGGAGCAGCTTCGGCTGATCGACGAGTATTACCAGTACCAGCTCAAGGTCGCCGCCGAGCAAGAAGCCGCAGACGCCATTGCTGCCGCCGACGAAGCGGCCGCCGAGGCCGCGCGCTTTGCGGGTTTGAGCGATGAGGAGCGCAAATATGAAGAGACTCTCGCGCGACTCAAGGCGCGGCTGGCCCAAGCCATTCTCGATCAGGATGCGGTGCTGCAGGCGTCCATTCTCGCTCAGATCGAAGCCGAGAAGGCGCGACATCAGCAGGTGCTGGCGGACCTCGAAAAAGAGACCAAGGCCAAGCAAAGCGCGGCCAACGATTCCGGATCGACCGAATCGAGCAGCGCCACGCAATCCGCGCGAGCCGCATCTGCCGCAGTGCTGCCAGTGCGCGTCGTCGAGGTGCGTGTCTCTATGCCGTCCGGCGATAGTGGCACGGTCCAGGTCGTCGAAGGGTCGGAGTCGACCCTGGAAGCGCTGCTGAAATCCCTCGAAAAATCCAAGTTGGTGGCCTGAGCCATGCCCATCCAAGCAGAGAACATCGTATTCGTCGAGTCGCAGGTCATGGACGACGTGCCGGAGGGCGGTGGAGCGCTAACTGGCGTCGTCGTTGCTGACGGAGTGCTGAATAACGTCTTCCCGGATGTCTCTGATCTCGACCGCACTCTCGGTCGGCTAAACCTTCGAGGGCTTGGACAAGCCGTACGGTCCTTGGACACGTCGCGCTATAGCGGCGCCAAGCTCGCGATCACGTCGCTCCCACATGATCCTGCGCTCAGCTACACGCTATTCACGATCGAAGATCAGTTCGGAACGCGGACAGATGCGGCCGATCGGGTTGCTGCATATCTCTACAAGGGGCCACGGTGGCGCGGCGACCTGCTGGAGAACTCGGCGGTCAAGGGGTCGAAAGTGTTGCGCCTGGTCCAGCGAATCGGGTCGTCCATCCCTCCGATCGGCAAGACGCTGTATCTAGCGCAGGCTGAGGGAACGCCCAGCGAGTTCAATCAATACGTGCGCGTGACGGAGGTCTCCAGCGCGACGGAAACGTTCACAGATGAACAAGGCGATTTCGAGCGCCTGG